AAGATAGTGTTTTACCACCCCCGACGCAAGCTCAAGAAGGAATCGATATATTGATTAAACACTTTTTGGGAGATAATTGGTATTGTATAAGCACAAACAATGAACAAGCTAATACAGAGGCAATATATGAAATATTGCAGAAATATCCGAGAAAAAGTATTGGCAATGTTATAAAGAAACTTTGGAGGAAATATGGGAAGGAAAAAGAAACAGCCTAAAATTATTTTTGTTTGTGAGAAATGCGGAAAAGCACAGAAACCAGACAAGAAACAATCAACGGATAATTGGAACGTGTTTGACGCCCATGAAAAATGTGAATGCGGCGGAAAATTTGTAATGAAAATTGAGGAATAAACCATGCAGGACTGCAAAGTAAATATTCTGGGAACAGAATACCAAATTTTAACGCAATCCGAAAAAGATAATCCGAAGCTGGAAACGTGCAATGGTTTGTGCGAACAGTATTCAAAGAAAATTATCATCAATGACTTTTCGGAGCAAAAAAATGATGTCATGTGCGTAGAAAACGTAGAGGATTTTGAAAAGAAAGTTCTTCGGCATGAAGTATTTCACGCATTTTTCGGTGAGTCGGGGTTGAGAGGTTCTTCTGAATATGCGGAGATAGAAGAACTGGTTGATTGGCTTGCTATCCAATCTCCCAAAATCTTCAAGGTATTTCAAGAACTGGATATTTTATAAGGATGTGATGACATGATAAATGGATTTTATATGAATGGCGATTGGTGGTCGGTTCGATGGACAGACCCGACAGACCCTATCCTTGTGGATCGCACCAATGTTTTGACCTGCGCAGTCACTGATCCGCAGACCATGACCATTTATCTGTCTAATAAACTCCGTGGAGAATTTCTCAATCGAGTCCTTATCCATGAATTGAGCCATTGCGTAATGTACTCATATCGTTTGATTGACAGCATACACAGGATGTGCAAAAGAAAGTATTGGATTGACATGGAAGAGTTCTGTGCAAACTTGTTGGCGAATTACGGGAATCAGGTATTCGGATTGACGTATTCTATTTTAGGAGATGAAGCAATACATATAGTTCCTTACGAACTGGAAAGGCTGGTGGCATAAATGCGGAGCCGTTCAAGGGATAGACAGAAAATATATTTTGTCACCGTGACCGAGAAAAAAGTCGGGATTGATACCGTGCAGGAATACGGGAAGCCGATTATGAAGAAAATGGCGGTGTCCTCTGGAACAAATATGCCGGGGCAGGTATCGGCGGGACTTGTGGTCGATTACGACAGAGAAATCACATCTTACGACAAAACATTGAGAGGCGTTATCCGAGAGGGCGACGCTGTTTTTGTTGACGTAGAGCCACAGTTGAATGAGGACGGAACACTGACTATGGGCGAGGATGGATACACGCCGGTTACGTCGCCGGATTACCGGATTTCAGCGATTTTCAAGACGCAAAAAGGAAATGTTGATGTGTATGGGATAAAGAAAAATGGGGCGGTGCAGTAATGAAGATTACGATTGATACTCAATTAAATATAGGTGATTTTATATATCGGATTGAGTTTTATAACGGAGAACCAGACACAGATATTGAGAATATCGGGAAAGTTGAAATATACGGTTTTTCCATAGATAAAAATGGTGTTTGGATTGAAAATAATGAGTTTGGCGATTGCTGTACGAAACTTGAAGACATTGACAGAGGGAAACCGGGCAATTATGGATTTTCATATTTTTCTTCCAAAGAAAATGCAATCAGATTTATAAATGAAATTAAAAATGACATGGCGGTGCAGTAATGGCAAGAAAGACCATAAAGATTGATTTGTTCGATGGTAAATCATTACAGCAGGCGATAAAGCAGATTGAATCCTACAGAGACGATTTACCGAGGAAATGCCAAGAGATATGCCGGAGATTATGCGAAACCGGACAGCAGGCGGCGCTTGTAGCAATCAATGAGTCTCCACAGGGAAAAGCTGTGACGCTCAGAATGGATATAGACCCATCGAAGACCGGATGCAAGGCAATGCTCATCGGAACTGGAAAGACCGTGACCGATGACAAGGGAAGAACTTTCAACTTGCTTTTGGGCATTGAATTCGGAAGTGGTATACGCCTGAACCCTACGGCAAACCCATTGGCTTCAGAATTCGGGATGGGTGTTGGAACCTTTCCAGACCAAAAACATGCGCTTAACCCCGGCGGATGGATGTATCTGGATAAAGATGGAAACTGGAAACATAGTTATGGTATCAAAGCCACGATGCCTATGTATAAAGCTATGGTCGAGATAAGAAGAAATCTCGATACAGTGATAAGGGAAGTGTTTAAATGACGATTTTAGACATTGTAGAAAAAACATATGCGCTATGGGGTGAAGCTGTCAGCAAGAAAGTCGGAGACAACTATTCGATGGAAGATAGCACCACGATAGCCAGCCTGCCGTATGCAACACTTATGTTCCTCGGACTGCCGACCAATTCATCCGACCTAGAGGGCGCGGAGTGTTCGGTTGTTCCGACTGTTCAAGTAAGCGTGTACACGAAAGGGCAACGGGCATTGACACAGGTTTATGAGATAGACGCTGTTTCACATGAAACACTTACAGGATTAGGGTACAGAAGAATTTACGGGCCAGAGCCGACAGACGCCACAGACCCGTCAATCAAACGACTGTTGAGCCGGTATAGCCGTGTAATCGGATACGGCGATACATATGCTGAATAAGGCAACACCGGGGAAACCCGTTGTTATATAGAAACTATTAACGAGAGCCGAAAAGCTCTTATTTTTATGGAAAGGAGCACAGACATGTTAGACGAGAGAGCATATAAGATTCTAAAGTACATTGCTCAGATTGTTCTTCCGGCAGTTGGTACGCTGTATTTTGCGCTGGCTGGCATTTGGGGATTTCCGTATGGGGAAGAGATTGTCGGAACCATTACGGCAGTCGACACATTCCTTGGCGTATTACTCGGAATCAGTACAGCAACGTACAACAAGAAAAATAGTAGCAACTCTGAAACCGCAGCCAAATAAGGAGGTGCTCCAAATATCTCCCGGGCGCAGGGTTAGAGCGTTGCTTTAAACTAGTCGATTTCGACTGGTTTTTTTATTTTACCGTCTACCGGACAGGTGGTCGTTGACCTCAAAAAATTAGAGGTAGAAAGGAGTTTAAAATGGCAGACCTTACAACATTGGGTGTCACCTTCGGTTACGGCGTAGAAACTACTGCCGGAACAAAACCAACAACATTTAAACAGATGCACAGGTGTAATTCCATCGGTGGAATTTCTCTGGAAACAGAGCAGATTGATGTATCTGCTTTGGAAGATTATATCACACGGTACGCCGCAGGACGTCAGGATACAGGCGGTACGTGGGAAGTTACGTTTAATATGAGTTCGCAGACGATCACGGAAATCGAAGCTCTTTATGGAGCGGCATCCACAGCAAAAAAAGGTGGAAAAGGGGTATGGTTCCAAGTTCAGTTCCCTGACCTCGATGACGCATTCTTCGTAGTGGCGGAAACAGGACGTGCAATTCCTCTTCCAGAAATTGCTCAGAACGAAGCGGCAACTATTCCGATCACGCTTGTAATTTCCGAGTACAAAGGACTTGATACAAAGGTGGTTTGGTCTCCGGGGGAATAGAAAGTCTCTCCGGATTATCGCTTGACGGAGTAGGCGAAGATTTAGAAAGCGAAACAACAATTGAATAAATAGCATTAAACGGGAGGGATAATATGTTTTCATTTACAGTAAATGGCAAAGAATACAAGGTGAAATACGGATACGGAGTTCTGTGCAATTCTGATTTGATTGATAAGGTAACATCCATTGGTCAGGAAAACAATGGATTTAAAGGAGCCATGAAAACTGTTGCAGAACTGATTCTGGCAGGACTCCAGAAGTGCCATAAGGATGAATTTGGATATGAAACCGAGAGCGAAGAGGAAACTGCACTGGCAAAGGTATATGACCTTATGGACGAATATGAAGAAGAGTCCACAGAGGAAAATCCGCAGAGCGGATACACGCTGTTTGAGAAGTGCAATGAGGAGCTGATGAAGAACGGTTTTTTATCCGAAATGACGAAGAGAGCAGCGGAGAACGCAAAGGAACAGGATGCGACAGTGATTCCGCAGGATCACAAGCCGAAGAAGAAAAACTAAGTTTCTCTGAGGCGTTTTACAAGAACGTTCTGCCACAGTACCTTGCTATCGGAGTATCGGAGGAAAGAATACTGGATGGAACACCAAATGATTTAAAACCATTTGCGGATGCTTACAATCTGAAAATGGAAATGGAAGATGAGCAGGCGTGGATGCAAGGACAATATACGCTTGCGGCGGTTATGCATGGATTGAGCCGACTGAGTAAAAAGGGAGGCAAAATTGATTATCCAGACAAACCGATGCTTCGTGAGCAGGCAGAGAAACGAAAAGAAGAACGTCTTACAGAAAATGACAAAAAGAAACAAAGGGAAAACCTTCTCATGTCATTGCAGATTATGCAGATTAATTTCAATAATAATCATAAGAATGACGAACAAGGCGAATAGGTGTCACGGCTTATTCGCTTATTTCCGGCTATCAATTAGGTGATAGTCGCTAACCTCATATAGATTGGAGGTGGAATTATGGCGGATGGCTCGGTCGATAACCTTAACATACAGGTGGCGGCTGATGCAAACCGAGCGGTAAAATCCCTGAATAACCTTGTCAGCACTTTAAACAAGGTCAATAAGGCTTTTTCAGGGATGAATACCAGAAGTGTGTCGGCGTTTTCTTCAAATGTAAACAAGCTTGCAACATCTATGCGAGCTTTAAACGGAATTAAAATATCGACACCAAATATTTCAGGGCTGACAAAACAATTAAACAATCTCGGTAAAGTTGATTTTTCAAAGATAAGTTCTGCTGGAAAGCCTATTAAAGAGTTATCAAGCGCATTAAATTCTCTTTCGGGACTTAGTTCGGTTTCAATTCCAAAACTTGAAACAAAAAATATTAACTCGATTATAAATGCAGTAGATAAGCTTGG